CTCGTGATGCTATCGAAAAACAATTCGGTGGTCGCAAGCGCGAGTACCGCATTCGTATGTCCGGCTTGGGCAAGCCCCTGTGTCAGCAGGTTTTGGACAAGCACGGCATCGAGGAGTCGATGCAGTACAACAGCATCGCACGATTTGCGTTCGGCGACTTGACTGAGGCGTTACTCATGCTCGTGATGCGCGAGGCCGGTATCGACATTGTTGACTTCCAAAAAGAAGTATCCCTAGAGATTGAGGGCATCACCGTAAAAGGTACGCTCGACGTTATCATACGGGGTGACGACGGAAGGGAGCGCGTCTGGGATATCAAGTCCGCAAGTGACTGGGCCTTCAAGAACAAGTTCACTGGCTCTGGGGGTTACGAACATATCAAGAATGATGACCCGTTTGGGTACGTCATGCAGGGGCACTTGTACGGTGCGGCCACGGGCTTGGACTTCGGTGGATGGATCGTTATCAACAAGTCGAGTGGTGAAGTTGCTATTGTCGAGGCGTACGACTGGACAGGCGACGACCGTATAACGTACATGCTCGAAGCTGCACAACGCGTTAACTTCCTTGCCGATCCTAACGTGAAGCCGTTCAAACCGTACCCGGACGAGTTCGAAACGTACAAGCGGAAGGGTGAGGTACACCGCACCGGCAACAAAGTCTTGCCGAAAGAGTGCGGCCTCTGTGGATTTCGTGGTCACTGCTGGCCTGACGCTATCCTCCACGAGCGGGTAACGTCACAAGCCAAGTCTCCTCCGAAGGTATGGTACACGCGTCTCAAGACAAAGGAGCTATGATGTGGCGTACGTTTTTATTCGAGACTACGATCTCGAACTCTTAGAACTCAACAAGGACATGTACCACGTGTACGTCGAGTCTCACGTTGGTGCGGGTGGTGAACGCAAGACTGTCTTCCTCCGACAGCACGAGCGCGGCTTGCCCCTGACTTTGCGTAACAATTTCAGTGACTTGGGTGCGCTATCCTCCGAGACGGAGAAGCGTGACATCACAACCGTCGAGGCAGAGATCGGGAAGATTAGTCGCCTTGCAAACTCCGGAGTAAATGTATGCGTCCCACTGACTCGCTTGACAAACGAATTCTCGCCTTTGGAACGTCTGTCCCCAAAACTGGCAGGGTATCTGCTAAAAAGGCTAGCGTCCGTCGGAATGCGTCTATGAAGCAAAGTTCGGCTATGAAGGCCGGATTCCGTTCGACATTCGAACTCAACCTCGCCCGAGCCTTGTCTGAGAAGGGCGTACCATACGAGTACGAAACGACGAAGCTGACGTACATACCCAAGCCGCGTACGTATACGCCAGACTTCTACATCCCGGAGACGAACATCTACGTCGAAGCGAAGGGGCACCTCGACAAGGGTGACCGCATGAAGATGCTGCTCATCAAGGAGCAATACCCCGACCTAGACATACGCTTTGTATTCCTACGAGCGAACAACAAGATTTACAAAGGCTCGAAAACCACCTACGCTGACTGGGCTACGAAGCACAAGTTCGAGTGGGCAGAGGGTTCGATCCCAGAGGAGTGGTGCAAGAATGGACGATAGAGAGATGCAGTCGATGTTAGAAAAGGCGAGTCTGCTGCCCGAGCGGTGGTACCTCGTCTTCCGGCAGGGTGACGACGACGATCATGTGATGATGACGGCGTATGATACCACTACAGACGATGAGGATGACGAGTACATCCCGGCGGGTGCGATCATCCTTTCCGGACTCGTCGAACTGATGGAGACGGATTTCGAGCGCGTGATGGCTGCGGGTATCGCCCGCCTACAGTTCGAGGCTACACAGGAGGCTATGGTTGCAGAGACTGGCAACGGTCCCGACGTGAAGCACGATCCGGATACCAACATAGTCAAGGTAACCTTCGGGAGGGAACAGTGATCAGAGAAAACTGGAACCTCAACAACTATCAGATGCAAGCGCGTACGTTTGCTATCTATCCCGAATCTTCGAAGGTGACGTACCCCGCTCTCGGCTTGGCCGGAGAGGCTGGTGAAGTTGCGGACAAGGTGAAAAAGATCATCCGTGACAAGCGCGACGACGCTCGGTTCAAGGGGGAAATCGCAAAAGAAATCGGAGATGTCTTGTGGTATTGCGCCGTGCTTGCAGACGACTTGGGCTTCTCCCTGCAGCAAGTTGCAGAGATGAACATTTATAAGTTGAAGTCTCGTAAGGTTGCCGGTACGATTGGTGGCAGTGGAGATGATCGATGAGACACGAGGCGTACATGAAAATGAAGGCAACGGAAGAAGACGAAGAGAAGTTGTTGAATGAGTTTTACGCGGAACGAACCGACATGGTGAACAGTCCGCCGCACTACAATCAGGCAGGGATTGAGTGCATCGATGCTATCGAAGCCGCAACGAGTGACGGCTACGAATACTACCTGCAAGGAAACATCATAAAGTACCTCTGGCGTTATCGTTACAAGAATGGCGTTGAAGACCTGAAAAAGGCACAGTGGTATCTCGGTAAGCTAATTGAGGAGACAAGTAATGAATAATATGCTACCAACACCATACCAACAGTTTATCCACAAGTCGCGGTACGCTCGTTGGATCGACGACGAACAGCGCAGGGAGAACTGGGATGAGACTGTATCTCGGTATGTTTCTTTTATGGGTGGCCATGTGCGTGATAACCACGGCTATAAGCTTTCTGATTCACTGACACGTGAGATCACGGACGGTATTATGTCGCTTGCGGTTATGCCGTCGATGCGGGCGATGATGACATCCGGACCCGCCTTAGCTCGTGACAACATCTGTGGCTACAACTGTTCGTACATCCCGGTGGACAACCCTCGTTCGTTCGACGAGTGTATGTATATCTTGATGTGCGGTACGGGTGTAGGCTTCTCTGTGGAGCGGGAGAACGTGGACAAGCTTCCGGTGGTCAGTGATGCGATGCACGACTCCGACACCGTGATCAAGGTCGGCGACTCGAAGCCCGGATGGGCCAAGTCGTTGCGGGAGTTGATCGGGCTTCTGTACGTGGGTCAGGTTCCGAAGTGGGACTTGTCTGGCGTACGTGCATCTGGTGAGCGCCTTAAGACTATGGGTGGCCGTGCGTCCGGTCCCGGCCCACTCGACGACCTGTTCAAGTTTACCGTTGCCCTGTTCAAGAAGGCACAGGGTCGCAAGCTCTTTCCTATCGAGTGCCACGACCTGATGTGCAAGATTGGGGAGATTGTCGTGGTTGGTGGGGTTCGCCGCTCGGCCCTCATCTCACTCAGCAACTTGAACGATGATCAGATGGCACACGCCAAGTCGGGTATGTGGTGGGAACACGAGGGTCAACGTGCCCTTGCCAACAACTCGGTTGCGTACAAGGGTAAGCCGGAAATGGGTACGTTTATGCGCGAGTGGCTTGCCCTATACGACTCCAAGTCGGGTGAGCGTGGCATCTTCAACCGTGAGGCTGCTGACGTACAGGCTGCTCGTAACGGACGCCGTGAGGCTGGTCACATGTGGGGTACGAACCCTTGCTCTGAGATCATCCTTCGTCCGTACCAGTTTTGTAACCTGTCGGAGGTTGTGGTACGCGAGACGGACAGCTTGGAAGACCTCAAGCGAAAGGTACGCCTCGCTACAATCTTGGGTACGTTACAGTCCACACTCACCGACTTCAAATACTTGAGGAAAGTATGGCGTACAAACACAGAAGAAGAACGCTTGTTGGGCGTATCCTTGACTGGTATCATGGATCATCCGATTTTGTCAAAGACCGTCGATTCCCCTCGCTGGCTCGAAGAGATGAAGCGAGTCGCCGTCGATACGAACAAGGAGTACGCAGAGAAGCTTGGTATTCCACAGTCGGCTGCTATCACCTGTGTAAAGCCGTCGGGTACTGTGTCGCAACTGGTGGACGCTGCAAGCGGCATTCACGCTAGACATAACGACTACTACATTCGTACCGTCCGGGGTGACAACAAAGACCCCCTGACGCAGTTCCTCAAGGATCGCGGCGTACACAATGAGGCGTGTGTGATGAAGCCGGACTCGACCACAGTCTTTTCGTTTGCTATGAAGTCTCCGGACAACGCCGTGACCCGTACGCAGATGACGGCTATCGAACAGCTAGAGTTGTGGAAGACGTACGCAATCAACTGGTGCGAACACAAGCCATCCGTTACTATCACGGTAAAGGAAGACGAGTGGATGGACGTGGGTTCGTGGGTGTACGAGAACTTCGACGTGGCATCAGGCGTATCGTTCCTTCCGCACTCGGACCACACGTACCAACAGGCTCCGTATCAGGACATCGAGGCTGATGACTATGCGGAGTGGCAACAGGCGTATGGTCACTTGGAGATTGACTGGAATGCCTTGTCGGAGTACGAACGTGAAGACAATACGTCCGGCTCACGTGAGCTAGCGTGTACGGCTGGTGTGTGTGAAGTCGTGGACTTGAACGCGGCGTAGCGTATAATGTTTCATTAACAGGTCATATCAGAGTTTAATGACTTGTTAATGAAACAGCCAATTTTATACATATCACGGCGATGTGTAAAGAAAACGGAGAATTTTTAACATATGAAGCTAGAAGTTGCGGAATACGTAGAGTTGAAAGACGGGGGTGCTGTTGTCACCTTCGAGATGGATGAAGAAACACGTTCGGGCTTGATATCCGAAGCCATAGAGCGTAGACTCATCGAAGGATTGCAAAGGATGCCAGATGTTCCCGAAGAAGAAAGACAAATCGACCTCGAA